ATTTTATTTGTTGTTACGTTACTGTAGCTCAGTTAAAGGATCGAAAGCAGCCGAAGCAGTCATACTGACCAATGAACGGTATAATAAACATTATTTTTCATTAACAAAACATCCTAAGCTGTTATGGCATCTTGCCTGTTCAACTGGAGTAGGTGATGGAAATATTAAGTACCATGAATGGATCGGTTACAAGAAAAAAGAATCTTCAAATAAGAAAACAAAGTTTTTAGAACAATTATATCCTCAATATAAACATGACGAAATCGCCATTTTGGAAAAGATTACATCTAACGATGAACTTAAATCCTATGCTAAAGACTTAGGATACAGCGATCAAGAAATTAAGAAACTGTTCTAATGGATTTATCTGTATTCAACACAAAAAAGATAAACATACGTATCATGCCTGTTGAAACCCCGTATGTTTGCCAATACTGCAAGAAAAAATTTGCACAGGAAAAAACACTAACTGTACATGTCTGCGAGAAAAAACGTAGACATATGAACAAGGATGAAAAACATGTACAAATGGGATTTGTTACGTACAATAGATTTTTCCAACTTAGTCAGCAGATAAAAGGGTCAAAGACCTATGACGAATTTGTCAACAGTCAATATTATAATGCATTTGTTAAGTTTGGATCTTTCTTACACAATGTAAATCCCCTGTATCCGGACAAATATATAGATTATATTGTTAAAAGTGGCATCAAATTAGACCATTGGTGCAGAGAAGAACACTACTATAAGTACGTGCTAGATTTAATTTTTAGAGAAACTGCAGAAACAGCACTAGAGCGGTCTATTAAAACAATGATGGATTGGGCCAAAGACAATAACAGCGTATGGTCACATTATTTTAAATATGTAAACACAAACAAAGCCGTTCACGACATCCGTGATGGTAAAATGTCACCTTGGTTATTCTTAAATTGTGATACAGGAAAAAATATGCTCCAGTCATTTAATGACGAACAGCTATTACTAATTGAACATGTTATTGAACCAAAGCAATGGATTAAGAAATTTGCCACCTTGCCGGCAGATGTTGCATTAGTACGCGAGATAGTTAATAAAGCCAATCTATAATGCCAGACATTGACATAGACTTCTTTGACAGAGATTCTGCATTGCGTTTAATTAAACACGTCAAAGCAAGCAGACAGACAGATGAAGGACTTGCAGTACATAATACTGGTATATATGTACAGAGTATTCCTTATGATCCAATAAGTAACTTATCTACGCTTGATTATAAACAGGCAGAAGAACGTGGTTATTTTAAGATAGATTTTTTAAATGCAGGCGTGTACAAAGGCATTAAAAATAAAGATCATCTTAAAGAATTAATGGAGACTGAACCCTTATGGGATTTACTGGAACAGGACGATTTCGTCAACTTGCTCTTTCACGTCAACGGACATGGTTCGATCTTAAGAGAAATGAAGCCAAAGAACGTATCCCAACTAGCGGCAGTTTTGGCAATGATACGCCCCGCGAAACGTTATCTGATTGGCAAAGATTGGACTACGGTGATGAACGAAGTTTGGATCAGACCTGATGGTGACGAGTACTATTTTAAAAAGTCACACGCAGTAGCCTATGCTGTTGCTATTGTCGTTCAAATGAACCTAATTTGTGAACAAATTAGCTACGGATACAATTAACGTCTACGTACAAGTTGTACAACTTTACGTTTAATACGTTTGCTAGCTATGTTAGCTAGGTTTACTGTTGGCCCAAGTATAACTTCAACATCTTTAGTACTAAAACTTTTCTGACAATACTTAAACGTTTCTATTTCGGTTTTCAGAAAGATGTTAATAGGTATTAGCCTATTGCTTTCCCACCACCAAATTTCTCCAAGTTCTAAAAAGTTTTTCTTTTCGTTCTCTGTACGAATGATGTTAAAATCATAAAAGGTTGTTACATTATGGTCTTGATTAATAATGATACCAACATATTCTGAATCGCCATAGTTCAGCACTGAAATAAACGGAAAGTTAGTCTTTATATCATTTATTTTGACCATATAAATACATTATGCAAAAAATCCCAGTGTATTTAGTACCAAACCGGATTAAGGTCATAGCATCTTTGAGCGGAGATCGCACGGAGTTTAGACAAGTGTACCAAAGAACAATTAAATTATACAAAGGCATCGATAATCGTTTAGAATTTCAGGTGAAAAATAGCGATCAAAAGCCTATTGATGTTGCTACTTACACGCCAACTCTTATACTGTTGGACGCTAATCAAAACTTGTTATTAACAAAAGACGGATCTACTGATAGCACGATAGGAACTGCATATTTTACTATTACCGCTGAAGAACTAGAAAATATTCCACATCAATATGTAAAGCACACCATGTTTTTAACTGATCAGGATAATCAACGTCATTTAGTTTATACTGATACACAATTTACAGCACCCGGAACTATTGAAATTCTAAGTAATGCATTTGCTATTCCAAGAGATCCTACAACAATTACAACTTTTAGTTCGGTATATAACACTAGCGTTGTTGTCAGTGAAGCTGCTCAATTATCTGGCGGAATAAATGGTGCAAGCACTACAACTACCGTAGTGGCTTACGGTACATTGTCGGGCGAAATAACAGTACAGGCCACTATAGACGAATCCAGCAATGATAGTTCAACCATTTGGACTAATGTTGGCACTATCGACATGACCGGTAGCAGCATTGAGTATTTTAATGTTACCGGAGCATATACATATCTAAGATTTAGGTATGACACGGACGAAGGAACCATTGACAAAATTCTAGTAAGAAACTAAACTTACTGCATGGATCCCTATTTGGTTGTAGAGCCTTATCTACCTATCAAACGTAAAAAAACACCTAGCGGCTGGATAAGCTTTAATGCACCATGCTGTCATCATAGGGGCCAATCTGCTGATACTAGGCTGCGTGGAGGCCTTATTCAAACACAAGAGGGCATAACGTATCATTGTTTTAACTGCGGTTTTACTACAGGATGGCACAAAGGTAAAGTTTTAGGTCATAAGTTTAGACATTTATTATCTTGGTTTGGTGCAGATCAAAGCAATATAAGCAAGATAGTATTAGAAAGTATTAAACAACGGGAAGACGCAGACACAGCTGAACATAAGATTGATGTTGATTACACAGCTAGGTCGTTACCTAATGATGCTAGGCTTGTTACATTACAAGACACAGATATCATTAACTATCTCTCATCACGTTCATTAACTATTAACAATTATGACTTTTACATGTCTGAAGAGTATCCGGATAGAGTCATAGTTCCTTATTATTATAATGAAGATATCATAGGATACACTGCAAGATCTATAAATGGAGGCAAACCAAAATATATTAGTAACAGTCCAGCAGGCTGCGTATTTAATTTAGACAATCAAGTAGATAAAAAGTTTGCAATGGTTGTAGAAGGTCCATTTGATGCCATTGCTATAGACGGAATAGCTATATTATCAAATGAAGTATCCGCTAAACAACAATATCATATTAATAGATTACAGATTCCTATAATTGTAGTGCCAGATCGAGATAGTGCTGGCTTAAAGTTAGCAGAACAGGCCTGTGATTTAAATTGGTCAGTTAGTTTTCCGGACTGGCCTGATGAACATGTAAAAGATGTATCAGATGCTGTAAATCTATATGGTAAAATTTTTACAATGATACATATAATGCACAGTGTAGAGAATACACCACTAAAAATAAAATTAAGGATGAAATCATGGTTAAAAAAATAATTGATTTTTTAATGAAACCATATAGAAAATGGCGTGAAGAACGAGAATTACAAAAAAGAATAGAAGAACTTCGTAAAAGAGACCCGTTCATTTATAAATGATAAGTTGGGGTATAAGTGCGAATAGTCATGATGCTGCACTAGCAGTGTTTAATGACGACCAACTATTATTCGCAAGTCATAGTGAGAGATTTAGCGGAATTAAAAATGACGCTCACTTACACAAAGATTTAATTAACTATGCTCTACGCCTGGGCAGTCCTGAGCATGTATTTTGGTATGAAAATCCTATTGTAAAATCTATAAGACAGTTATATGCAGGACAAGGATTACGCTTTCAAGAAAATAACATTAGAGATTATCTAAATCAATATAACATAAACACAGAGTTTACTGTGTTAGGTCATCATGAAAGCCATGCTGCTGCTGGATTTTATACTAGCAATTATAATGATGCGGTAGTTTTAGTAATTGATTCAATTGGTGAATTTGACACTACAACTATTTGGTCTGCTGATTCCAAAGGACTTAAAAAGATTTGGTCAAAGCGTTATCCTTACAGCGTGGGATTGTTTTATTCCGCTATGACACAGCGTATTGGTTTAAAACCAAACGAAGAAGAATATATTCTTATGGGCATGGCTGCATATGGTAATCCTGAAAAATATTTGCCTGAATTTGAAAAAGATATTTTTAAATACGATCAAGATGGCAACATAATTTTTAGGCATAATTTCCATAAGGGATGTAGATGGTTCTTACCAAATGCTGTGGAAGAGCAAGACCTGTACGACATCGCTGCTACAACACAGTTTGTCTTCGAGCACATCTTTCATTCTATGCTTAGACGAGCAAGAGCCCTAACAGGTAAAAAAAATCTAGTGTATATGGGAGGTTGTGCATTAAATTGCCTGGCCAATCCTTTATGTTACAAATATTTTTCTAATGTATGGATTATGCCAAATCCCGGAGATGCAGGTAGTAGTGTCGGAGCAGTTCTTGCAGCAAGAAAAAAACATATAGAATTTACAGACTGCTTTCTCGGATATAATATTGAAGGTGCATATCCTGTTCAGCAATGCTTAGATCACTTGCTTACAGATAAGATAGTGGGCGTTGCAAATGGTTCAGCAGAGTTTGGTCCTAGAGCACTTGGCAA